GATGTGGGCGTTTACTTCGGTGATCGCAAAGAGCTGGGCAAGACACATACCATATGCACCTGGCAGAGTCTGAACATCATGCTCAAGAACACACAGAATCATCAAGCAGATGTAACCATACATGAGTTTCTAACTGGTGTGATATGCGTCATGGTGGACGAAGTACACATGGCCAAAGCTGATGCACTCAAGACACTACTCACAGGTGTCATGGGTGACATTCCTATCCGCTGGGGTCTGACAGGTACTATTCCCAAAGAGCCATTTGAATATGTGGCACTAAATGTCAGCTTGGGTAGTGTAGTAGGGCAGCTGAGTGCCAGTGAGCTGCAAGCAGCTGGTGTATTGGCCAACTGCCATGTAAACATCGTACAGACTATAGAACACGCTGCCTTTACCAACTATCAGAATGAGCTCAAGTACCTGACTACAAACCCAGACAGGTTGGACTATCTGTCAGGTTTAATTGCAAAGATCAATAAGACTGGCAACACACTAGTGTTGGTGGACAGAATTGAAAGTGGTAAAGAACTGGTCCACAGACTGCCAGATAGTGTGTTTGTGTCTGGCGCTATGAAAGACAATCACAGGCAGGATGAATATGCAGAAATCGCCACAAGCACTGGAAAGATTATTGTTGCTACCTATGGAGTTGCTGCTGTGGGTATTAATATTCCTCGTATTTTTAATATGGTATTGCTGGAACCGGGAAAGAGCTTTGTCCGAGTTATCCAGTCTATCGGCCGAGGCATTAGAAAAGCTGAAGACAAAGACTTCGTCCAGATCTGGGACATAACAGCAGATTGTAAGTTTGCTAAACGACATTTGACTAAACGAAAACAATTTTACAAAGAAGCAAACTACCCATTTACACAAGAGAAGACCACATACAAATAAGGAAAACACAATGAAAATATCAAACACTTGCACATTTGAAAAACAATGGACTGAAACTTTGCAGTTTTTAGGTGTTATTAGAGATGCAGATGATGTTACTAAGAATAAATTTAAAGCAGTGTGCAAAATTGTTTGGCAACAGAGTCAATTTACCAAAGAAAATAAAAATATTAAGGAATTAAATTGAGAATTTTAACAGTAGAAAACACAGTATTTGAGATAAACAATTTACCAGAGCAGGTGGAAGATCTACGCTTTTGTGTTCTAGATAACAGCAATCCAGCTGAAGCAGATTATTACTTTCTACCACTGGTGTTCTTGGAATCGTTTAACGATCCAGCACTGGTAATCAAGATTGGCACACACAAGATCATGATGCCCTACAACTGGCGTATCCTAATCGGTGAAGCTGAGATTGGAGATCTGGAAGCACTGCCTCTGACCAAACTCAACGACCGTGGATTTGAAGCATTTACATTCAACCCACTCAGCAGCTTCAGAGCTGAGTTCATGCCCATTGACATTGTGGATGTGTACCAGGATGTTCGCTGGTACTTCCCCAAGGTCAAGAACGGACAACTGTTATGTGTACCTCTATCAGATGGTCCCAAACCAGTGTGTGCTTACTTTGTCAAAGAGATCAGTCGTGCAAGCGAATTTATTGACATCCAAAAGATCGTCTAGTAGAATATATCAATGTCAGACAAACTAAACATTCATAACGAGATGGCTCAGCTGGATCAGAAGAACCGCAAGTTCTATGATGAGCTTACAGATGAAGAACGTAAGAAGTTCAGCAGCTTCCTGATGTTGCGGTGGGGGTCAGCTGTGGATAACAGCAATGTTGACCTAGTCAAGTACTATATTATCAGTACCAACCAGCAGGCCAATAAACACTTCTTCAGTTTGGGCAAACATCCCAAGCTGCAATGGTTACTCAGCACTACCATCAGCCCAGACATGGGCAAGTTCAAACATGAATGGATTGCGTTCAAAGGCAAGAAGAGCCGTAACAAGAGAGCAGCACTAATAGAGAAGCTGTATCCAGAACTCAAGACAGATGAAGCTGAACTATTGGCAAATTCTATCAGTGATGCAGATATCAAAACCCTGTTATTGGATCTGGCTTGGACAGACAAAGACATCAAAGAGGCACTAAAATGATAAAAAAACTTGTATAATGTCTAGCAGACATAAACATGTGTTATTGCCACCTGATGATATAGCAGACTGGTTCAAGATGCCAGGACCTAGTCTTCTTAACATAGAAATAAACACATGGCTTTATCAAGAGACTGTGGGTAGATTTTATTACACACATGCTCATATATACTTTGAGCATGAGGATGACGCAGTGATGTATGCACTGAGGTGGGTGTGAGCGAATTAATTAAACTGATCCGTGAGGCAGCAGCAGACGTGAAACCTGGTGAACACAAATGCAAATTCTGTGGTCAAGGCTTTGTGCGTGAAAGCACACTAGCTGTGCATCAGTGCGAGCCCAAACGCCGCGCCACACAGAAGGGCGAGAAAGGTGTACAGATAGCATTTGCTGCCTGGACCCGATTCTATGAGCTTACACAGGGGTCGGCTAAGACCAAAACGTATGACGATTTCTGCAATAGCCAGTTCTACAACGCTTTTGTCAAGTTTGGTAGACATTGTGTCAGTATCAGTGCAGTCAATACAAACCAGTTCACAGAGTATGTATTACGACAGCAGATCAAGATTGATCGCTGGTGTTCAGACAAGGTGTATGATGCTTATTTGTTCCAGTTATTGAGAGCAGAACAGGCTACTGATGCTGTAGAACGTAGTGTGCTTACTATGGTAGATTGGGCAGCAGAAACTGTAGCACCAGAGCAGGCGCCAGAGTTTTCAGATTATTTTCGTGTAGTTAGTAACAACAGATTTATATTACATGTTCAGAATGGACGCATCAGTCCCTGGGCTATATACTGTTGTGAATCAGGCATTGCCAAGTTGGAAACATTGTCAGATGATCAGATCGGATTGATTATTCGTTGGATTGATCCTGAGTTCTGGCAAAGACGTATGACAGATTTTTCAGCTGACACTGCTCTGATAAAACATATTTTGGAGCAAGCCGGTGCATAAACAACCTAGTAGTAGCAAATATGAATACACACCAACCGACACTGATTGGCATTTGACAATGGCCTGGTTGCCTGTTAAAATACAAGGTGAACGGTATTGGTTATGTGATGTGATGCGCCGTCGGGTGTTTATTACTGACAGTTTCTTTACCAGTCGTTGGGAATACAAGTTTCCCACCATTGCGGATAAACAGCGGTACATAGACGAGAACAAATAATGTTTGATATCGACATAGATGTGGGTAATAGAGATCAGTTGTTAAAGCTGATCAGACACACACCTGCCAGTATTAATCGCGATGGACATATAACTAAACACAACACTGGCATCTATGTAAATCCGATTCCAGCTAATCCCTTAACTGGGCTTAGTAACATACCATATGAGCAGGCTGAAGAGCTGGGCTATATCAAGCTAGACATACTCAACGTACATGTGTACAACCAGATCAAAGATCCAGCGCATCTAGATAAGCTGGTAGCTACAGAACCAGTATGGGACTTGCTACATGACAGAGATTTTGTCAGTAATCTGATACATGTGAACGCACATTATGACCTGTTACAAAAGCATTTTCCAGATACTATGGACAAGCTAGCAATGGTGTTGGCATTAATCAGGCCCAGTAAACGCTATCTGATTGGCAGAACATGGCGACAGATCAATGAGGAAATATGGCTGAAACCCACAGAAGGTTATTACTTTAAGCGTAGCCACGCAACCAGTTACGCATTATTAGTAATGGTACACATGAACTTGATGTCAGAGTTTGCGGATTAATTGTAATACACGGCGTTTGGTACGGCGTTCGGCCAGGCTAGCAATACTAACTACGTGACCTTGTTGTTCTTTAATGTCTTTGCAAGTAAGAGTAACTATACTGTAGCGCAAGGTTTCCCAACTGCCTTTGAGGAATATGTTTATGGGTATCTGTCTGTTTGATTCCCACCACCATACGTCAGCTTGTTCCAGGAATAGTAGTTTATGATCTTCAGTGCGTAATTTATTAAAAGCATACATGCTAACCAGGTCGGTGTCGTGGTTTTGAATCACACCAATATAGTCACTGTGTGTATATTTTATGTAACTGAGGAATGGGTATTGCTCTAGCATCTGTTCAATGGAATTCATGATAAATATATTAAAGGGCCTTAAAAAGTGCAACCAATTGCGGGATATTTATATAAACAAATCATTACTGTGATTAAAAACGCAGACTTTGAACCCTACAGGGAGAACCAAAAAGTGTACGCCAAACCATTACAATTATACAAGGGTATCGACAATCGTATACAATTGGTGCTTCGTAACAATGATCAAAAACCAGTGAGATTGCTAGACAGCACAGTGACATTTAACTTGTTAGACAGTACTAC